CTGCCCGGACAGTGTGCCCGTGGCTGGTAGCGTGAGGCCGATTAGTGCCGTATTTGCCATTTAATGCTCCTACTGTGTAGAAATTTGTGTCCAACCGGGCGATTCCGTTGTATCAACAGCAGCCCAGCCCGGCGTTTGAGGATTGCTGATATTTTGCCATGTAACGCCTTGTGTGTCATCAATAATTTCCCACAAATATCGTCCACCATTTGTTTCTGTTATAGCCATCGTTTCCGTCTGGCTAACTTGATAGCTTGCACCACCGCCATTTATATCCGTGATTGCAACAGACTCGTCTAAAAACTCTTGGTAATACGTACCTACAGTCGTTCCTTCTGCAATACCCATCGACTCTGTGATGGTCATAATCAGCACAGCCACCTGTGCTTCTGCTATTGCAATCGACTCCGATACATTACCCAAGAATGTAGCAACTGCCTCTTCTACACTCACAATTCCTAATGAATCCGACACACTCTCGTTATAACTTGTCTGCGCGGCCTCATCATCTGTTATGGCCTGAGACTCTGCTACGCTTTCGTTGTAGCTGGTTATCGCCGTATTTGCATCAGCAATAGCCATTGTCTCAGTCACAGAACCCGCAAACCCAGCTACAACAGACTGGTCTTCAGCAATAGCGGCAGACTCATCTACCGCCACATTCATCGTTAGAGCTACCGTCTGAACATCTTGAATGCCCGATGTCCCGCTCCACGACCCAGAACCCCAAGCATCTTGACCCCAAGCCGTCCCACCCGTCAGAGACTCCGTAATACTTACTTCAATCAATAACCCAGCCGCAGGTGAATCAGCAAGTAGGGCGGTTTCTGTAACGCTGACAGGGAAAGTTTCTCCCCCGCCCCATGCGTTCTCACCCCATGTGCCGTCACCCCAAGCTAACGCCATATCAAGTCAATGTTAATGTGTACGTTACTGCAATTGTGTCGCCGTTAACAACAGCCTTAGAACTAGAGAAATCACCAGCAGAGAACAATGTGCCAGTGGTTGAGTCTTTAGTTGCGCTACCGCCAATGTTGATGAAGCAACCCGCTACAGTACCTGTGCTGGTCATAGAGAATGACACGGCAGAAGACGTAGCTTTGCTAGATGCGGCAGCGGCGCTAAATGATGGTGTAGGACGATTGCCAGAATACGCAGGAGCGTTAGTGCCACCCACTTCCAGCCAGCTTGCGTGAGAAGCTTGTGTATCTGCGGCTACGGCTGTTCCTGTACCCTTCAAACCCATCACAACTGCGCCAGCGGCTGAGTTGCCAAGAATGGTGTCCAAGGTCAAGTTCTTACCAACAGTCACAACCAAGTTCTGAATAGGTTCATCCCACTTAATAAAGCCATCTGCGCTGTAGCAAACAGCATGGTAGTAACCCTCGATAGCCATCTGTTCTGCTGGCGTAGTGTTGTATTTGGTAACTGCGGCTACTTGATCGGTAGCGGTCATTTTGTCTAAGCTCATGTGAGGCTCCTTAATTAGAAGAACGTATTAACGAAGTGGTTGGGCCGTTTACGGGCATTGTGATGGTAAACGTTGTTGTTGATGTCTTGTCAGACCCAAAGTCCAGCACGGCCACAGACTTATTACCCTGAGTTACGTTGTAAATCAAGGCACATCTAGCTGTTAATGCTGCAGTCCAAGATACATTTGGAAACCCAACATAAGCTGTATATCCAGAAGATGCCACAGTAATAGGCGTCAAAATAGAACCACCAGCTGAGTAACCAGATGCCACTACTTCATTGGTAGACGAGTAAATTGTGGTTGCTTCGTTTAGATCGGCGCTGGCCGTGTACAAAGCAATCTTGATAACGTCTGTCGTAAGGTCGTGAATGCCTTGATACAGCTCTGCCTTAAAGCTTGTCGTTTGGGTTTGAACAATACTCATGAAACTGCAACCCTAACTTGACCATCGCGGTAAGCATCCGCACGTTGTTTGCCATCACCCAAGTTCTTGAGAAGCGCCATAGCTTGAACATAGCGTTCTTGGTACAGTTTGTACATACCGTCTTCAGGCGCGCTCTTCATGTAAACACCAGCCTCGGATAGAGTTCCATAGAGCAAAGCAGAATCAAAGTTATCACCCAGCCATGTGGTCAAGGCCGTCACAATTGACTCTGGGTAATAGTAGTAATGCAGCTCTGCATAGTAATTAGCGTTTGGCGTAGGGCCAAGTATGAACGACAGCTCATTCACGTTAGCTGACTGGGGGCCAAAGATGGCGTAGTGGCGGGGCTCTGCTACTTCTGCGCTTAAAGGATAAGCTTCACGCATGAAGTTAACGTCCTTGTTAAGCAAGTACAGATAGTCACCTTGGAAGACTACCGCGCCGTTGACTGTGCCGCTATTAGCCACTGTTAATGTGACTGTCGTACCACTGATAGAGCGAACAATTGCGTTTGTACCAATGTTAGACCCAGTCACTTGCTGGCCGGCCACAATCCCAGTTGCACTGGCCACCACAATAGTCTTTGCGCCCGCCGTACCCGTTGCGGTTGTTGCGTTGTACGGGTAGATGGCAAGACTGTATGTAGATAGGAAGTCCTCTGGACAGGCTAAGTACTTATTGCCGGTTGACAATACACCCGTCACGTTCTTACGCAAGTTGGCAATCTGCACCGTGTTATAGATGCGTTGCTCCGCCTGCTTGATCATTGTATTGATCGTAGTCGTGTCAAACGTGTTCTGCGTGTAATCCTGTACAGCAGCAACAAGTTGAGCGTATGTCATTGGCATAGTTAAACCTTAAGCCATTGGGCCGCGAGACATTAAACCTTTGGTAGCCGCACCAGTACCGCGCATCTTAATGCCAGAAGTCTTGGGCTCGCCACCATTAGATTTGTTGATATTACCAACAGTCATCTCCACCGTATCCGCACGGCTCATGTTCTTACCAGAGCCAGGATTCTCTTTAGCAGCGACTTTCTCGCCCTTCATTGTGTGCGGTGGAGCATAGACTTTGGCATCACCAACCTCTTTACCCATCATCATTTTGCTGTATTTAGCCATGTTAGCCTCGCTTTTGTGCGGCAATCTTTGCCAAATTACGACCCATAGTCTTCATGTCAGAGTTGGTTTTACCCTTACCCTTACCTGTTCCGCCTTTTGTCTCTTTTGCAGAAGGGCCGCTATTAGGAAAGATGTGAACATCTGTCTTACCTTTTTTAGCGACTCCGTCTGCTGATCGTGTATATGCCATGTTTAGCTCCTATGAAACTGTTATCGTAACTGTACCAACTTCTGTCGTTGCAACCAAGTAGTTTGGTGTTAAATATTCATCAAAACTACTTGCCCCACCTACTGGTGCCCAACCCCACTGAATGTCTCGCGAACCACCTGTCAGATTACCTGCCGCATTCAAGCCCGCCGTCACATACGTTGTGTCTGGCCGTGGCTGATACAGCGCTTGTGGATCATAAACAGGATACATACCCAGCTGCAACTGCGGCTGATCTGGATCCCAGCAAGCTTCACATACTTTAAGCTGATAAAGCTTGGTCTTGATGACCTCCATCTTTAACTGCTTTAACTTGTAACGCTGGCCACACCGATCACATTCGGCAATAGCATATTTACCGGATGCAAAAGGAGTTGCCATTAAGTACCACCACCAATGAACGCTATACGAGGCACCAACCTCAATGTAGCCTTCTCGCGGTCTTCTTGAGCCGCTAAAGTATATTGTTCGTCATAGACCCGTTTAAGCATATCCAGACGACCTTGTAATTCAGGTACTTTCATGGCTATGTAGTAGGCTAATCCGGCTACCACACATGGCAGGAAACGGAAATTCATATCGGATGTCTGTATACCGGCGCCAGCGTCTTGGATGCGGCGCATTCTGTAGTACACAAACTGGTATTGTTGTGAGTTATCGGGTGTAGGCCACACAGTCACCGCAGGAAGCTGGGGCACAAACACTGCAGTTCCATCTGTCTGGGCTGCAGCTGTTGTATTGTTCTGGCCACGGAACACACCGCCCAGCACATTACCACTGATATAGGTGTAGTAAATGTCTTCTGTACCAAGGCGAATAAACCCAGAGCCAGCTAACCCAACCACCGTACTAAGCGTGATCGTTGTGGCCGTGGACGTAATTGAACCATCAAGAACAGCGGCAGTAGGATTAGTTTCACCAGAAAGACGCTGAATCCATACTTGGATGGGACGCCCCTGAACCAGCTTGTTAGGGATCGTTGCATAAGTAGAAACGCTGATTCGGGTAATACTCAAGTCGGCCTGAGTAGATGCGTTGTTTGCCTGAGTCCTGATCACATGATCCAACAGGTCAATCGTATCTGTAGGCAGGGCATATGTAGCCAGTCCCGGAGTCAGAGTAATTGTCCCAGTCTCAATCGTCCACATATTGATGCCGCGATTAGCCCACTCAATGGTCATAAGATTAAGAGAACGGCGAGCTGTGCGTAGGTCATAACCAGTACGCATCTCTCGGCCAGCTCTCTCCCACGCCTCTTCAGCGAGCTCAGTGAACTCCATGTTAAAGGCCGTGGTTCCTGTAGTGGTCATTTCTTGGCAGCTCTCATGTTATCAACAAGGTTAGGATAAGGGCGTCCAGCGGCCTTGGCCATTGCTTTAGCTTTAGACTTTTTGGCAGAGCTCATTGGCTTAGATGGGCCAAGATTCTTAGGCCGTGGCTTTTCCCACACTTCTCCGCCTTTAGCGTACTCAGTAAAGTCGGTGTCATCCCTACGCTCTTTGCGTACACCTTTGGGCATTTTGCTGGCGCGCATAGCGCCCATTCCACGGCTAGCCATCATGATTTAACACATCTTTCCGCGCGTTTTACCGCGCTGTGCAATACCATCACCACGGCTAGAAGCAGTCATACCGCCACCGGCCTTTTTAACAGTCTTCTTAGGCGCAGCTGAACGGCCATCAATGTCTTGTGGCGGCTTACCCATACCTTCGGTATAGATGCCTTTGTTCATCTTGCGCTCATAGTCAGCCAATTCTTTAGCTGTGGGGCCACCTTGACCACCACGGCCAGCACCGGCTTTATCTCGAAGTCTGTCTTCAAGCTCAAGTTCCATGTCGGTAGAACCGCCGTATACGTATGGGTCTTCACGCATATCAGATCCTTAACAAGCGCCGCCGCCGCGCATTTTGACTTGCATACCTTTGGTCTTGCCGCGCTGGGCAATACCATCAGCTGCTTTTGTATAACCACCGCCAGCCAGCTTGGTCATGGTTGAGCCTTTGTGTAGTCGACCTTCGTGTTTGTTCACGGCCTTCTGCATCATTTTCTTGTCCATCTTGACGTCTTCATGCTTCATGCCGCCTTTGGCCATGCCGCCTTTAGCCATCTTGCCTTTGCCGTCAGCCGCAAAAGCTGGAACCTTTTGTCCATCTTTCATAACCATTGGCATACCGCCGTCTGCATATCCGCCCATGTTCATTTTTTTCATATCGCCACCTTTAGAAAATTTACGGCCTTTGTCAGCCTCATTAAACTCTTTACCCACAGACTGTGGGACGCCTGCTTTCTTGGCAAACGCTGGGTTATGAGCCACCGCCGCCATGAAATTACGTTGAGCTTTACTCTTGCTTGGCATTATCGCCCCGCTTGAATAAGCTGGTCAATCTTTGCTTCAAGCTTGTTAAAGCGCTGGTCAATGTGGTTCGTAATGCGATCCACTTCTGCTTGAGTAACGTTATCACGGGCAACCTCCTCACGGGTTTTGTTGAGCAGTATTGTGATGCGAGCCAGCTCTCTGAACTTCTCGTTCATCATGTACGCTAACAGCGATATTATCAGTGATAATATGGCCGACCAAACAAGATTAAAATCTAGCATTTCCACTTCCTCAATGCTTTATTGATGCGTGAGTCTGGATCTTTTGCCGTCTTTTCGCTGGTTAACTTCTTCTTCATACCGCCCATCCTCGCACAGAAAGCGTCCTTGCGGGAGCCGCCTTCCGGCTGGGGAGGTTTCAAATTCATACCTTGCTTTTTGGCGGAGGCGCGACCCTTGGCATTTAAGCCACCAGTCGGACTCTTTCCCTCTTTCCTCTGCCATGCCGGGCTCTTAGCCATAGAACACGACTGCCGTTAGGCCCGCTCCGGTAGTGATTACTAGACTTGTTTCACACAACACGCCTTCACCCGGAATCCAGATGTCATCCGAGGCTTGACCTGCGACTGTGAAAGTAAATAAGGTGGTAGTACCATCTTTGACGGCAATCGTAGAAGCACCAGAAGAACTGTACCAAATACCTTTGAAGCGAGCGCGTCCGTTATACACAGTCGTAGTTGCGCCAGCAGCGCAATCTTTACCTGTTACATCAGTCTGCATCATGATTTGATGCTCCTAATTAGGAAGGAGTAACAGCGGTAGTGCCGTCAGCGTTCACCCAAGTGCTAGTGGCTGTAGCGCCGGTAGCAATCTTTAAAGTACCCAAAGTGGTGTTAAACACAATAGTACCTGCGGCTTTACCTGAAGTATTTACAGAATCTGTAGCGTCAGCAATTTGGGTAGTTGTAGCAGTGCGAAGCTGAATGTAGCCTGCGGTTGCGTCTACGTTGCCTGTCACTGTGCCTGTGACGTCGCCAGTGATATTGCCGGTTACTGCGCCAATAAAGCCATTTGTGGACGTTACTGGGCCGGAGAAGGTGGTCGATGCCATGATTTTTCCTTACATACAAGTTAAGTGCGCTAGTCTGTATGTCGTCAGCCGGGACTGTCTAATGCACCGGATAACCCCGGGTTGAAAGCAATATACAACAAAAGAAAAGGGGGCACAAGGCCCCCCTTCAAATATTTCCTAAGAAATATTAAGCACCGGTAGAACCGAACATGCCCAGAGGGTCAGACCAGCCGAAGCTGTAACGCTCACGAGACTTGTAACGGACGTTACCTGTGTCAAAGTCGCCGTCCATAGACTGAGCCAAAGGCGAACGCACAAAGTGCTTCATGCCGTTAGGTACGTCTGTAGTCAGGAACCAAGCATTGGTATCAGTCAAGAAGTGGTTAATGGTATATCCACCGGGGATAGAACCATTGTTCTTCAAGGCGTTGATATCATTGTCAGCAGTAGACACGCGCAATTCAGTCTCAAGCAAGCGAGTTGCCGTGAACTGGAGTGCAGGTGGAACCACCAACTTGTTAGGCTTGGCAGCGATCAACAGGCCACGCTCGTCTGTCCACAAGCTAATCTGAATAACAGCGTTTTCCAACGATGTTTCGTTCAAGTCAGCAGGGGTAGATGGGATGTTACTGTTAGTACCACCAGACACCAAGGGGTGTGATGCGCTAAACAAAGCAACACCGTCACCACCAGCGTAAGCATTGCTGAAGCCGTTATTCAAAACAGCGGCAGCTTTAACTTGCTTGGTGTAAGCCATAGCGCGGGCCAAAGCCTTCGTGTAACGAGCAGACAGTGAGTCATACAAGTTATCTTCGATAGCCTCTTCAGTCAAGCTGAAGCCCAAAGCGATGGTTTCGTGGTTGTATCGGGCAGTCCATGCTTCCTGCGCATTGTCATAAGCAATGGCAGAACCCTCGTTTTTAACGGGGGCAGCAGAGAAACCAGACAGTTTCGTCTCTTCTTCAAAAGAACGCTCAGAGGTTTCAGTCTCATAAATTTCTTTATGTTCTTCACCGTATTTTGCGTACTCCAAACCAAACAAAGCGTTCAGGCCGGGGAGAAGTTCTTTAAGTAGTTGTGCGCGTGAAATAGCCATGATTTAGCTCCTTAGACCGCAGTGGCAGTGTAATAGGAATGTGTGCCAAAGTTGAGTTTGACAAGCATTTCTGGATACTGGGTGAAAAGAATAGTGGACGCACTAGGAATAGCGGTCACACTGCCGGGGACTGCAATCGCAGAATTGATGGTCACTGATGTTGCACCAGCAGCCGCAGCCACAGACACATACGATCCAGTTTGAACAAGCTGACCATTAGAGGCAATATAGGCCACATCAGTACCAACCACCAATGCGTTAGGCAAAGCCGAGCAAGTGATAGTAGTAGAAGAAGATGAGCCAGTTACGCTAGTTTGAACAGCAGTTTCGCCAACCAAACCAACTACACGCAAAGCCAAGTCAGCACTTGTGGTAGATGCAGAATACAGAGCAGCAACAGCAGAGTTACCTGTGTTGACGTTACCTGCGTTCTGAATCAAACCAAAGTTTTGACCTAACATAGCATTAGCAGCAGAGGCAATAACTGTAGTTGCAGAGCACATCACTACTTTGAACACTGTATCAGGATCATCGCAAATGATAGCTTGGCAATCACCTGCGGCAGTACCGGCGGGCCAGTATTGCGCAAATTGCTTTTGCTTAGTTGTGGGGTTTGTGTAAGAACAACCCAAGAACACACCAACAATACCGGTGCCGGTAGAGTCAGTAGTATCTGCGTTATCTACAATAGAACCACGAATAATGTTTACGATGTCACCGTAAAAAATGTTCGTAGCGTAACCATACTGGATCGGATAATTGCGGGTAGAACCAGCAAATACCTGACCACCGATCAGGTTGATCGGCTTTAGGCCGTAGGGGGCCGAGACGACGGGATAAGCCATTTAAGACTCCTTAAAAATTTAAGTACCTTTGCCAAAGCTGGACGAGGACTTACGCTCTTGGAAGAGCGGCATCCGCGCATCACTTTGACGCATGAAACTATTGTCTACAGCATCTGTCTGAGATTGAGTGACTTTGGCAAAATGGGCATTTCGCTGGTCTACAAAATCAGTAGGTGTCTTGCAAAGCAATAATCCACCGACCTCAATATTGTCTTTAAAACGGCTATTGGGATCGGCTAACAGTCGAAATTTCGGTTGTTCTTCAATGGCAACGGGTTCCCAACCTTCTCGGAGTTTGGCCGATAAGTTACGTGGGTCAGCATTGTTCATCGTAGAAACACGAATCCAGCGGTAGTTGTATCCGGGCTGTTTGTCTGGCTCGGGCAAAAGTTCAGGCTGCATCCACTGCTTGGGACGCTCCTGTACCGCACGTGTTGTCAACTCGCGTGTGAGTTTGTTGTCTTTAATATCAGCCATTACGGGCCTCCAATTCAAGTTGTGCCTTCACATATTGCTCTGGCGTTAAACCCAGTTTTCGGGCTAGGTTTACTTGGCTTTGCTTTAGCTTAACCTTATGAGGGGCCGTGCTACGAACTGCCGGGGCGACTACAGTACCGGGTCTTGTCCGGGTCTGCTGTCTATTGTCTTCTTGGCTTTCAAATTTCTCTGAAAACCGTTTGCGCATTGTATTGTCCAATTCGCGGTAATACTCATCAGAACCAACCTCTACACCATTGTCTCTTAGGTCTTCGTGTAAACCCAGAGCAAAGGCCGTCATACTCCGATCCTGTCCAAACCAGCTATTGCGCTTTTGCCACGCTACAGCTTTATTGTCCGGTTCAGGTATGTTCGGTGCAGGTTGATACTGCACTTGTTGCTGTTGTACCTGATATTCTTCCTCTTGTAAAGAGGGCATGCGAAAGTTTTTTACCTGTATAGATTTCAGGTTGGCCATCTGCAACGCTTGGTTGGCCTCCATCATCTTGTCAGAATCACCTGCCTCATACGCTTCTTTATAGGCACGTTGAGCAATCTTCAACTCCATATCAGCATTACTCTGAATGGTGGAGACGTACTCTTTCTCGCCGTTGGTAAGAATACCTTTGATGCGCTTATTCTCTTCTAGCAGGCGTTGTGCCAAAGTGACAGCTTCTTGCTGTTCACGCAGGGCAGACTCTTTCTCACGGCGCTCATCGTGCCAAACCTTGCGCATTTGCTTGAGTTTGGTTTTAACGTTGTCGTCGTACTGGTCTAGCTCATCCTTCTCTAGTTCTTCAACCAGAGGTTTGGGCAGGGGCTGACGGCCACGGTCTTCAGCCGGGGCGTCGTCTTCAATCTCAATCTCAATTTCAGGTTCTGCGTTTTGTGCGGGTTTACCCTTACTTTCAACTTCGTCTGGAAACTTGAATTCTGTGTCGTCGTCTAAAGGCATTTTGTGCTCCTTTTATTTACGTTTGATACCACGGGGATCGTCTACGACGGCCTCGACAGTATCGTCATTGATGATGCGGAACTCACGGCCATGTATGACCAAGCGAGAACCTGAATGTGGGCGCACGAGGACAAAATCCCCGGGTTTGCACCACGGCCCAGTAGGGAACTTAGATGGGTCTTGATAGCAGTCTGGCCCCATATCAACAACAAATAAGACCGTTGTGAGGGTCTCCTCGTTGCGCATGGTTTCATCAGCTTTGATCAAACCTACTTCACTGTCCTCAAACTCTTTCTCTGCCTCTGGTATTGCACAAAGGATTCGGTAGCCAGATGGCTTTGGTAATTGCTTACCCTTTTCCTCCATTGATGATTCCCAGTTATAGGTTCCCACGACTTGTGGGTTATTGGCGTCTGTAGCCAATAGGATGGAACTAGTCATCCGAAGTCTCCAATCGTTGTTTCAGGTCTAGGGTGTATCCCCGCATGATGAGTAGACCACGAACCTCACCACACAGTTTCTTGTAATCCTCAAAGGACTCGGCCTTGCCCTCGGCCAAGTACTCTTTAAGTTGCTCGATCTTTTCATCCGCTTGTTGGATGAGAATCTCAAATGCGTTCATTTATTCTCCTTTAGGTTGTCTTTGTCTCATCTGGATGCGCTCCTGCATTTCCCGCAGTTGCTCTTCATGACTCTTGTTAGAGAGTTGCTTGAGGACATCTACGCCCTTGTCCATCATGTGGCGCTGTTTGTCGCTCTCCATCTGAACAGCGGTCTTCATTGCATCAATTTTGATACGCTTGTCATCAGTGGCTTGCTGCGTCTGGATGCGATCACGCTCAACCTGCAACTGCGCTGTTTTGATAGCGTTGTCGGCTTGGTCTTTAGCAGCTTTACGCTGGTTCTCTTGCGCCTTGAGTTGTAACTCTTGCATCTGCATTTGAACAATCGGATCTTGCGCTTGCTGCTGCTGTTGAGCCTGCTGTGCTTGCTGCTGATTTTTCTGGAGCAACTGCTGTGCGGCTTGTGCCAACATCGGAGACAGACGTGCTTCCACTTCTGGAGACATCTGAACTTCTTCACCAGACTCATCTGTCTGCGCTGGCAACTGCATACCCAACGTCTCTTCAATCTGCTTGCGATACTCAAAGCCCAAGTGCTCGTTGACGTGAGCCATCATCGCTGACTGCATGGCTTGCGCCATCGGGTTCTGCTGCAAGAGTGCCTGAATCTTGGGGTCTTGCATCGCGGCCATGTGCACAACAATGTGAGCTTGGTGGTCTTGCGCAAGGAACGCTTTGACTGGCTTGCCCTTGAGCACGTTCTGATTCTCAGATATTGGATCAGTGGGCTTCTGATCGTCGTCCATTGGAATAAGTTTGGCGTAGTCCTTGATACCCAACACCTCAAGCATCTGACGATGCAAGAGTGGCAAGTTGTAGAGTTGAGGCGCACCTTGAGCAAGCTGTAACACAGCCTGATACTGCACAATCTTCTGCGCCATGGTTGACGCATTAGGATCACTGACAGGTATGACATCTACATCATCATAGTCAGACTTCTTCGCCTTGCGACTGCCTTCGCTTGGCTGATAGTCGTAGTCGTCTGGTGTGTACTCAGCGATGATGTGCTTCAAGAGTCCCAACTCTTGCTTCATTGAGTAGTGAACACGCGCCTGAATGGCAGACATGTTCTTCAGCGTTCTCTCCAAAATTGCCAAGGTAGTACCTACAGGCGCTTGCGCACTCATATCACTGAGCGTCAAGTCCGCTGTGTTAGCGAAGCGTCTGCCTTCTTCAACGATCTGACCAAGCAATGCCATCAATGTCTGGCTAGGCTCTTATATGGCAGAGGCAGTAAGTTGTCTTTCAGTGTGCCGCTTGCCACATCTGCATCACGCCACTCACCCGGAGCAATCGGTGTGTCGTCTCCCTTGACCCGCATACCGCGAGTCTTGAAGCCGCCGGGCAGGTTACTTAAAGTACCAGCATCGACAAGCTGACGAATAAGAGAAGTGCCTGACTTAGCAAAAGCCCCAATGAGGTGGATAAGGCCAAAGCAATAGAAGCCAAAGCCGGGAACGTATCCATAATGGACAAAGTGTTGTCGTTTTGTGTAGGTCTCATCATCAGGCTCCCAGTTGCGACGAATGGCCAGCACGTTGCTGGTTCCCTTTTCAATAGTGACTACATACGGCAGTGCAATGCCAGTCTTCTCACCCTTCTTGTCTTTGTGCTCGTAACCCTCAAGGTCAAGGTCTACGTTCATCTCCAAGAGTTTGAAGCGATCATCGGCAGTGGCTCTAAAGCCCATCTTCTCTGCAATCTTCTTCTCGACTTCATCCAGCACGTTGTCAGGTGTGCCCAAGTCAACATCACAGTAGAAGCCCGCGACCTGCAACTTGCGCAACTCATTCTCAGTCTTACGCATCACGTGAGTGATACGCGGGGAAGACTCTAAATTACTCGCGCCGTAAGGCACAACGATGTCTTCAGCAGGAACAAAGAAAGACACTTGGCGATCAAGCGAGGGATCAAAATACACCTTCTTGAACGCATTGCCAGACAGACCCAAGCCCCACAACATGCGCTCATGCTCTGGCCTGTATTCTTTCATCACATCAGTGAGTTGGTAGTTCATGTCGTCTGCCACACGCTGTGCAGACTCTTTCTTAGCGGGTGTCTCTTTACCAATGATCTGGGTCTTCACTGGCCCAGCGGCAGGAAACGTTGCCATCATTGTTTCTGACTGGAACTTCACCAGAGCTTCAGACAACATGGGATGGAACACACCACACGCACCTTCCCAAGGTTCTGTGCGTTCTTCAATCTTCATGCCCAACAACTCTAGGCCATCAACGTAAGTCTGCATCCAGTCTTTGCGACTGGCTACATCTTCGTCATAGTCACTGATCAACTCTTCAGCAAGACTTTGCAAGACATCTTCACCAATGAACTCAGCCAAGTTGGCGTTGAAGTCATCTTCTGAATCTTTGTCAGGCTCGATCTCAATCTCCATATCACCCATATCAATCCGTACGGACTCGGGGTCTTCGATCTCAATCTCAATTTGAGGAGATGCTTGATCCATCGCGGCTAATTCTTCTAAGCCTTGTGGCGCTGCATATAGTGACTTCTCAATAGCCATATTTCATCCTTAGTAGTACGGTTCTTTCCTGCGGAAAGACTTTGGTTCATCTTCCTCATCAGACGCCAATTGAATAAAGCCA